ATACTGGACGGTTCAGAGAGTGCTTTAGAAAGTTCTCAAAAATGTGGTCTACTAAGAAAATTGACAGCCGCTACGTCGAAGGCACAAACAAGAAGCAGATAGAGAAGTGGAGAGATACGTATGGAGAAGAAAGTGATTTTTTTAAAGTCCGTGTACGGGGTGAGTTTCCTAATGCTTCGGCTTCACAGTTCTACCCAACAGACTTAATTGATAGTCAACGCGGCAAGCATTTAAACAAGTCTCAATATGAGTTTGCACCGGTAATACTGACATGTGATCCGGCGTGGTGGGGCGATGATGAAATAGTTATAGGTTATCGGCAGGGACTGTATCACAAGATATTAGAAACTTATCTTAAAAATGACAATGACGTGCTTCTGGCTAACAAGTTGGCGCGATATGAAGATGAGTTAGGTGCTGACGCGGTCTTTATCGATCAAGGCTATGGGACAGGTGCTTATTCAGTCGGGCAAACAATGGGGCGCAACTGGCAGCTAATAGCATTTGGCAGTCAGTCAAGTAGACCGGATTGTAAAAACAAACGAGCCGAGATGCTTGTTCTTGTTAAGGAATGGCTGCAAGAAGGCGGGATTGTAGATCCGGACGATGAGCTATATGAAGAGCTTATAGCTCTTGAGGTGTTACCTACTCTCGACGGCGCATATACATTTCCCAAAAAAGACGACATGAAAGAGATTATCGGGCGATCACCGAATAAGTTAGATCAGCTAGGACTTACATTTGCTCTACCGGTTGTTAAGAAAGATCCAGCGGCCAAAAAGTTGCGGACACAAAAAAATAAATCATATAACCCATTAAAAGAGAGGTTGAAGTAATTATGTGTGGAGGAAAGAAGCCAAAGGTACAGCCGCTGCCACCACCACCGCCTGAGCCGGTAACTCAGGTTGATGCTGATGTTCAAGGCGTGCGTGGTCGTGAAAAGAAACGTCAAAGAGCGGCTGCAGGCCGTAGCTCTACCATTTTAACTGGTGGCCAAGGCTTGGAGAGTCAGGCGGCTACCGGCAAAACCATTCTAGGCGGCTAATAAGTGGAAGATAAAAAGCTTTACGATCACACAATGCAGCGGCGTGAGGTATTAAAGATAGAGCATTCTAGGTATAAGCCGGAGTGGGAATCAGTTAGTGATTATGTTTTAGGCTATCGACCATCTTCTTTAACGGGTAGCGATTCCAAGGCAAGCAGAAATGAGCTACTTTATAACGAAAAAGCCAAAGAAGCCTCTAAGATATTAGTGTCCGGCATGCAGGCAGGCATTACGTCACCAGCTAGACCGTGGATGCAATACGGCATGGAAGACAGGGACTTAATGGATTACGGTCCGGTAAAAGAGTGGCTGGATAATTGCCAGAAAATCACACTAAGCATCTTGGCAAGATCTAATTTCTATAAAGCAATGCTGCTCACTTACAGGGATATATCCTGCTTTGGGGTAACGGCTAAAGGAATTTACGAAAATTTTGATGATGTTGCTCGTTTTGAGCCTTACGGCATAGGTAGTTATTTCTTAGGTACGGATGGCGAACGTAAAACCGATGCTCTTTACCGTGAACAGCGTATGTCTATCGGCGGCATGGTTAAGCGGTTTGGCAGGAATGCAGTAAGTAGTACCGTTAAAAACCTATACGACAAAGGCAAGGTAGATTCAAAGGTCAAGATAGTCCATGCAATTGAAAAGAATGACGGAAGAGAATTTAACTCACCGTTGGCGAGAGAAATGGCATGGCGCAGCACCTACATTGAAGAAGGAGCGGAAGGTCAAAAGCTCTTGCTTGTGTCGGGCTTTGAGTCAAAACCATTTACGGCGCCAAGATGGCAAGCTGATGATGATGATGTTTACTCAAATAGTTATCCAGGCATTGACTGTTTAAACACTAATAAATCATTACAAGTTGAAGAATTAGATTACGCGATAGCCCGTGAGAAGATGCATAACCCGCCATTGGTTGGTGACGCATCACTTAGAAATTCCGGTGCAGATTTAATAGCCGGAGGCATAACGTACGTTCCAAATATGTCGGCATCCGGTAAGCCCGGGCTTGCACCTGTTTATGATGTTAACCCAAGAATTAATGAGCTTGTAGCGGCTATCAAGCAGAAAGAATCGCGTATTGATAGGGCTTTTTACGCTGATTTGTTCTTAATGATCACGGATTTAGACCGTGCACAGATAACGGCAACTGAAATAGCTGAGCGTAAAGAAGAGAAAATGCTGATGATGGGGCCGGTACTGGAAAGCCTCAACACAGAAGAGTTCGATCCGGAAATAGACAGGGTTTTCAATATGGCCCAAAAGGCTGGATTATTCCCGCCGCCACCACAAGAGCTTGAAAATGTAGATCTAAAAATAGAGTACATCAGCGTTTTGCATCAAGCACAAAAAGCAGTGTCCACGGCCAGTATCGAAGCAACTACGGCATTTGCTGCCAACTTATCGGTTGTATGGCCTGAAGTAAGACATAAAATCAAACCTATGCAAGCCGTTGATGAGTACGCGCAAGCTAAAGGCGCATCACCAAAAATTCTACGCGGCGATGAAGAAGCTCAAGCAAGAGTGGATGCTGAGAATCAAGCTTTGGCACAACAGCAAGCAATGGAGCAAGGCGCAGGCGCAGCCCAAACAGCTAAGACATTAAGCGAAGCCTCACTCGACGAAGATAGCGTATTACAAGCATTAACGGGTGGCGCATGAAAAAACAAGAACCCGAAGAACAAATAAAAGAGCGCAAAGAAACACTTGAGCGTGAACAAGCGAAAAACCTACAACTACACCGAGATAGAGAGCAATTACTTAAGCAGCCAGCATTTCAACGTGTCATGGCTGATTTGATTGCTAGAGGTGGCATGTTTCAGTCGGTAATGACCGGTAACAGCCAAACCTATCATCTGTCTGGCAAACAAGATTTCACCCGTGATATATGGGCTGATTACGCGAAGGTCAACGAAGATTTGGCCTTTGATTTATTAAAACCAAAGTTTGGAGAAAACATTAATGGCTGAGGAAGAACTCACAGACGGACAGAATGACATCGATTCCGGCACTGAAGAATCTCAGACTGATGTAACCACTAATGAGTCAGAAGACGAGGTAACACCGGAAGGTGATATTGAGACTAAAGATGAAGAAGGTGGTGATTCTGACGGTGAAATACCAGAGAGCTATGAATTTGATATGCCCGAAGGTATGGAGCTTGATCAAGGTTTAGCGGATGCAATAACACCAATATTTAAAAATCTAAAACTGAATCAAGATCAAGCTGGCGAGCTTACCGCTGCCTTTGCTGAATATAAAAAGCAAGAAGTGGCGGATGGTGAGAAAGCATTTAATGACCAACAGGATCAATGGTCTAGTGACATCCGAAACGATAAAGAGCTAGGTGGTGAGGCGTTTGAAAAGAACGCGGCGATTGCAAGAGCAGCAATAGATAGATTTGGAACACCTGATCTTAAAACACTGCTTGAAGACACAGGGTTTGGCAATCATCCAGAGTTATTCAAATTTTCTCTCGCTATCGGCAAATTACTCGCTGAAGATCAACCCGGATCTGGCAATGCAGTCAACGAAGAGACACTAATGGAAGATAGACTGTATAAATAAATTTAATTCTGTCCTAACAGGTAAATACGAGCTCGCCCAGTGCGGGTTTTTTATTGCCTAAAATAAACTGGAGTAACAACTAATGGGAACATTAAGTAACCAATATCCTACGCTTGCTGACTTATCTAAGCGTATGGATGATAAGGGCGATATCGTCGATATCATTGAGATCCTTAACGAAACAAATCCTATCTTAAAGGACATGCCGTTCTTTGAGTGCAACCAAGGAACAAAGCATTTAACATCTATTCGTAGCGGCCTGCCCAAAGCAACGTGGCGTCGTCTTTACCAAGGGGTGCAACCACAAAAAGGCACTGTTACACAGGTTGAAGATACAACCGGCATGCTGGAACAGTGGTCAGAGATCGATGCCAAGCTGGTTGATATCAGCAATAACCCAAACCGCTTCCGTATGGGTGAAGGTATGGCGGCTATTGAAGGCATGAATAATGACATGGCAACTGGCGTTTTTTATGCAAACTTGGAAAGCGATCCTGAGCAAATCGGTGGATTATCAGGCCGTTTTAATGATTTAAATGCTGATAATGCAAGCCAAATCATTGACGGTGGCGGCACTGGCTCAAACAACACTTCTATTTGGCTGATTGTTTGGAGTGAGCGTACCGTTCACGGAATTTATCCTAAAGGTACTCAAGCGGGTATCCAGCGCGAAGACAAAGGTAAAACCACGAAAGACATGGTCGACGGCAGTGTAATGGACGTTTATCGAGAAAAATTTAATTGGGACTGCGGTGTTTCAGTGCGTGACTGGCGTTATGTAGTGCGTATTGCCAATATCGATATTGATGATCTTAAGGCTAGCAATATCGATATGTTCCGGCTGTTGCGTAAAGGATATTACGCATTGAAACAACGCCAAATCGCCGGTGGTCGCCCTGCTATTTACTGCAATAGTGACGTGCTTGAAGCGCTGGACGCTCAGACCACACCAACTCTTGCGACATCAGGTACGACAACCAGTGGTAACGTGCGATTGTCAACCCGTGAAGTGGAGGGTGAGGAGGTAATGTTTTATCGCAAAATGCCTTTACGTGAAACAGATGCATTAATCAATAATGAAGCTCGAGTAATAGGGCTTTAATTCAACCTTTAATTTAAGGAAAATACTATGATTTTAGATACGTTAACAATGTTTTCTGATGATCAAGATCTTGCAAAAGCGGCAGGCTCTTATTATTCAGATGTTCTTTCATTAAAGGCTACCGGCTACACCACTTCAAAGGATGCGCCTAATGGCGTTGGTAGCGATTTAGGCAAGGGTCGAGCAGTACCTTTGATGTGCCAAGTAACAGAAGCTTTTACTTCCGGTGGAGCGGCGACTGTACAAGTGGCGCTGCAAACGTCGACTGATGAAGCATTTAGCTCGCCTGTTGACTTAATGACAGGTAAACAGTTCTCTTTAGCTGAGTTGGTGCAAGGGCTTCACTTGTTGCCTGAGCACGTACCCTATGGTTCGTTAAATTATTTACGGATCAAGTATATTATTGGTACAGCTACAACGACTGCCGGCAAGGTTACTGCTGATTTGCCAGCAAGCCTGCAGTCTAATTAGACACTAGATGTAATAAAGAAAAGGCGGCTCTTATGGGCCGCCTTTTTATGGAGAAAGAAATGTCTCATCAGTATAAAGTAGTCAAAGATTGTTTTTTTGGTGGCGTATATCGCACGCCAGACAATAAACATAATATTGTCACGGTAGATGATAAATTTGAAGAAAATGAACAGCCGCACGCGCTTGAATACGCGGGGGAGTTAGGTGAAGCTGTTGCAGAGCCGGAGCCGGAGCCGGAGCCAAAAGATAGAAATGTTACAAGTGTTCAGGCCTATATAAACAAGATTGATGGAGAAGAGAAAGTATCAACTAAACCAGAAATAAAACCTAAACGCCGTAGACGTAGAGCTAAAAAATAGCCATGG